TGATGAGATTGTTGACCCCATTGTTAACTTCTTTGATATGGTTGGTGATTTTGTAGACGATATTTTAGATGCACTTGATATGGACCTCTTCCACACAGGAGGAACTTCTTCGGGTGGAATGGCTATAGTTGGAGAAAGGGGACCAGAATTAGTTAATCTCCCAGCCGGTTCAAAGGTTCATTCTCACGATACTACTAAATCTAAGGTAGGGGGTTCTACTGTCAATAACATTAGTGTAAATGTTAATGGTAGATTAGGTGCTTCTGATACAGAGTTAAGAGATATTGCTAAGAAGATAGGTAGAATGGTTAGCACTGAAATAAATAGAACTACCTCTTCATCTACAAATGTGAGGTTCTAATTATGCCAACATCTTCCCCTGACGGCAACCATTATGTATTCTTAGATTTAAGTTCAAGAAGTAAATTTGGAGATGACGCCGATACTTCTACTATGCAAGATTTTCAAACTAATAGAATTGCTCTAAAATGTGATAACATTAGTATATCTACGGCTAAGAATATTATGTCTTTTCCTACTCCAGCCGTTGGTATTGCCACTGGTGAATCGGTTTCTCTTGGTTTAGATTTAGGAATGTCTACTAAATCAATTTCTCTTAGTGGTATTATTACAGAACAAACTATACATAAACAATTCAGTGATGGTGATTTACCTCTTAGCGCAGTTGACCCATTGGATGCCACTAAGACATATACGAATAGTAAAGGTAGTTGGGTTAGTGTTAAGATGACCGCACAAGAAGTAGTTCAGTTAATTCATTCTTATGTAGATGCATCTTTTATGCAAGTCCATCAAAATCTCAATAAATTAAATATTCTTATTCCATCAAAGGTTGGTCCTAATTGGACTTATCATGATGAAGATGCTGCTGGTGATGCATTAGCCGTTGGTGAATCCACTACCGTAGAAGATGCTCCCTTGATTCCATTTAATTATGCTGTAAGAGGTAAGGGTTCTTCCAAATTAGATGCACAAATGAGTTTACCAATCACTAAATTTCCTAAGCCAATTAATACCGCTGTAAATATTACTGATGGAATATCTGGGTTTGTTAGGTCATTTGATACTACTTTAGTTGGTGGCCAACCATTTGTTGAATTTAACTTATCCTTTGAAGTGGCATTTGCTAGTTTGTGATTATTATGTCAAATTATAGAATATATGCTGGAGATAAGAAAGCATTAGTCTTTCCTATTATGGGAGATGGTTATGTTCATCTTGATTACAGTAAGCATATTCCAACTGGGCCGGATAGTAGTAGTTCATCAGAAGGTGGTATAGAAGTAACTGATACTGTTGATAATGATGATGCTAAGTATGGTCTTTGGGCGCATAAGAGTTCCTTTACTATGGAGGGCGTAATTACTCCTTATGATATCAATGGATTTGGTCATAGATTAGGGAATGATTATACTGGTAGTGGCACTCCTAGTATTGCTACTTTGTATAATGAAGCGTCATTAGAATTACCCTTTAACAAATACTATTCACCTACAGGACAATTAGGAACAGGGAGTAATTCTAGAACATCTTCTTATTTCTCACATGAGAAGGTAGCCCATTTAGCAGTAGCAATTAGCAACTCGGCTACTACATTAACAGTTTCTAATGTTGAAGATATTATTGGTGGGAGTAATATTAGAATTGATAATGAACAAATGGAAGTTAAAAGTGTAAATCACACTATTGGTGCAGGTAAAACTATTGTGGTTAGCAGGGGACAGAATGGGACTACTGCGGTTAGTCATTTAGTTAACGCTCCCATTTACGGAGATAATCGCATCAATCATAAGATGGTTATTTTCCATAATGAAACTTGCCAATTCTATCTAAAGAATATGACTAGGACTACTATGAATCAACCAGCCGAATATAAATTAGGTTGTGAAATTAAAGGGAAAGATATCAATGGTAATATTAGAACTGTGACGGTAGAAAGTAATTCTCCAGTAATAACTGCTGATGAAGAATATTATGGTAAAACTGTCGAACAAACTATTAGTTCAAATAGGGTATTTGGTAAACCAGTTTTCTTTGATGAAAGTGATAGAGTAAGGTATCATAAAAAAATAGATACTAGTGATAATCAAATATATATTGAGAGATATTATGAGGCTCCTATAATTATTAGTTCTAGTGGCACAAGCGCATTATTTGGAGACTTAAGTGGAAGTAATGGTAATAAAATAGGTCTTGTTGGAACTACTTGGGATAGTAATTTAGCGGCAGGAGATTACATTAAAGTAATAGGTTCCGCAAAAAACGATGGTCATTATAAAGTAAAGACTAAAGATTCTACTACTGCAATTACATTAGAACAAGCGGAAGATGGTACTGATGTTTTAATAGGTGGCACTCACACATTTGCCTCTGATGGTGTTTTAGCAATACATTATCAAAAGTATAATTTTAGAACTACATTTGCTAATGGGACTTCTGCATTTTACACTCATGATAATGCTTCTGCTAACACTAGTAACATAGATATGTCCCCTCATCTTTGGATGGGGTCTAATGTATATGCTAAAACAGGTAGTGTTGTTAACTTTGGGGGAGCCACTTTTAGCACTTCTTTAGAAGGGGTTTCTGCTACAGGGGTTAGGGCATACCCAACTTATCTAGGGTGGATTAGTGATATTAATGTCACTTCAGGTCATAAATCTGATATTGTTTCATTATCTAAATGTAAACTAGTTAAGCCAGTTAGAACTATTGAAGAACAAACAATCTATGTTGATGATGCTAGAAATCTAAAGATAAATGATAAAGTTTGGCTGAATACTGAAGAGTTAGTTATTGAGAGTATTAGTGGTAATAGTATAAATGTTCGTAGGGCTTTGTCGGATGGGGATAGAAAAACTACTGCCTTGGATGCTTATGGTTTAACTGGGGCAACTAATGCTAATTATATAGTGCATCCTAATGAAGAGGATAACTTTTCTAGAACTCTATATTGTGCTTTACCTGATACTGGTTTCACTAACGGATTAAAAATATTAGATGGTAGTGGTGATAGTTTATCTAATTCAGATACATATGGAGCGCACTACTTAACTGATACTTTCAAAGAGGCTTCTTATCTATTGAGGCCATTTCATATGGCAATGTCTTATGATGCTACTGCTAGAAGAATTGATTTGTTTTTAGATGGAAAGGCATTAGAAACTCAAACCTTTAGCGAGGGTAATTTAAGAATTTCAAGTTATACAAATGATGGTGCGGCAGTTACCATAAACACCATAGACAATCATGGTTTTAGTGAGCCAGTAACTGGTTCAGAGTATATTAAAATAGAAAATTCAAACGTCACTCATTTAGATGGGGTTTGGAAAATAACTGGAGTTCCATCTTCAAACCAATTAGTAATAGGAACTACTAATACTGTTAGTGGAACATTGAGTACAGATACTATATTAACAGATGTAACTATTAGAACCTCTGTAAATATTAGTGAGTTTGAATTTGATGCTACTGATTGTTTCTTAGGGTCTAATGGAAATACCACTTTAGAAACTAGGCGAGGTTCACAGTTTATGGGAGAGATGCATGAGTTTGCTATCACCAAAGAATACAAAGACCAATTCAATAGCATAGATACTCTTGTTCCTAACTTTAGAAATACTTTAGTTTACTTTAGATTTGAAGGTGATGATTCGTGACCAAAGGTATGGGTAACTTTGTAACTCTTGTTGCTATGGGTAAAGGGGTTACTGAAAGTAATAGTGGTGAAACTAAAATAAGTGGAATTACCAGTGATGACGTTTCAACTTACTCTAATAATATTTTTGAAACTGCTTTGTATAAAACCCCTTTGAACCCTCTATTAACTAGAGGGACTGTAGGGGAGGGCTTTGATAATTTTACCGCCGCTTCTGCTACTGCTTCAATTAATAGTTATGAAATTCATAAAGCCGATAATACTACTTTACCTGTAACTAAATATGGAATAAATCTATCTAACCGTACCACCACTACTAGTGCTTCTGGGTCTGGAGTTCAAACTTATACTGCGGTTAATCGAATTTATCCGAATGCTAATACAGGGACTTCTTCTATAAGTGAACATCTTTCTAACTTATCAACCACTAAAGGAAATCAACTAAAGATGTTTGACTATGTTACTAATCAAGGGCAGCCATTAGTAAATGCTAGAACTAGAACAGATGGTGCTATTTCTGAAACCGATAGTCAATTTGATGTTAATGGGACTACTGATTTATCAGTTGATGATGTTATTATTATTGATGATGAGCAGATGTTAATTAATGAAATTAGTAGTAATACTTTAACTGTGACTAGGGGATATAATAATTCAATAGTAACTACCCATATTGATGATTCTAGAGTGTTAGAAATACAAATAATAGACCACCTTTGGGTATTAGTTTATTCAGATGATGCTAATTTACACCATTTTGCTAAAGTTACAGAACTATTAGAGGATGACATTTATGGAGATACAATAGAGTTTTCTCCATCACTTAATTCTGATATTCCAAAAGATACTAAGTTTGCTATCTTTTCCTCTTATGATGCTAATCTTCCCAAAATAGATTCTGACAATCAAACATTAGTAGCATGTGCTTATGGTTTACAGGCAACTGCTACTGCTACTGATATTAGACATTATATTAACACTCATGTTTCTCGACCATTTTTCTTTTTCTTAAACGGAAAAGATAGATTAGAACCCGCTACAAGATATATTCTTAGAAGTTCATCATGGAATGGAACTGCTCACACTTATACTTACTCCACCTTTTTAACCGACCAAGAACATGGAGCGCATATTGTGGATTACGGCCCATTTACTATGGAAGCAACCTTAGTAGATATGATGTATAAAGCAGATAATCCAGCAGCAATGAATTACCTTGAGATTAGTAGTAATAATTTAGAATTAGTAAATGGGACTCCTGATAAAATTACAGTGAGTACAGATGCTAGTTTTGATAATTCTATTACTGACTTAGACGGAACTGAAGGAACTGATTGGGGAATAACTGGTATATTGAGAGATAGTAGAATTGTTGTTGCGGGGGCGCAAGGGGATATTTATGCTATAGATAGTGCAACAGATTCTACTGTTGATACTTTAACTATGGATGCTGCTGACTTTACAGCAGGGTCTACTTCTGATGACTTAGATGTTAGATTTTTAGCCAGTTCAGTGGATTTAGACCATAATAAAATATACTCAGCGGTAAACCCTAACAATAAAGATGGTAGTGTAGGTAATGATTTTAAGAACTCATTTAGAATGGCTCAAAGGCCACAAACAGATTCTACTTTATTCGGGTTTGATGCTGGACATACTCGCTATCTACATTATTGTGATTCGCCTTTAACTAATACTCTAATACCGAATGCTATGGAAATGATAGAATATGAATCAGTAACCTCCACTGGGGGATATGTGGATATTGTATTTGCTGATACACAAAAGATTCTCGCTAAGAAAATAAAAGAAGGCGACCCACTTTATATTCATCACATTGTTTCTTCAGAAGAAGTAACTAGAGAAAGAACTAGTGAATTATCTGATGTAGAATTTAACTTTGGAACTAATGGATTAGATATTATTGCTAAAAATTTAGGAGCAGAAAAAGACTTAAGGTTTTTATTAAGTTCAAGTATTCCTAAAAGTAGCACTTCTACTGGTAGTAGATATGACCCATTACATGATACTATCACTATAGATATTTCAGGAATCCCTTATCATTTCAATGTAGATTTAGTGGGTAATAAGGCAACTGGGACTAACGGCGGCAGCACACAAGCATTAACAATTCGTAGTTGGAGAAAGGGAACTGATACTGAATATGTTTTAACTTCAGGTACTAATCTAGCCACAGTTCCTTCTTTCGATACTAAGGCATATAGAAATAAATATTCTTTCTTAACTGATAATCTCATAACCAACATACCTATTGACACTAAAATAACTAATTATATTTTAGATGGTAATGGTGCTACTGCTGATACTAATTGGAATAGAAACGTAACTGATTTCGATACTATCCTTACAACTCGTAATCCAGTTAACGATTATACTGGTAGTGGTGCTAATACTAAACCTACCGTTAATATTGGGGAGGTGAAATTAGAAAAGTCTTCACAGAGTAGATTAAATGATATCCATCTAGTGTTAAAGGGTGGCCAGTTAACAGGACATAGAATTAAAGTGGCCTATGGGGATAAACATAATAGTTTTTTGAAATTACAAACTCACCTTAAAGATGAAAGATTTTTAGAGAACTTTAATCGTACTGATGTTGCACCTTATTTAGATAAACTCTCTAATGTTTCTTTGTATAGTTATTTTATTAATAGTGCAGTTGACCCTAGTAATGGTGCTTTCAGATATGATTTGGCTAGGTCTAATACCTCATTATACCCCTATGTTAGAGGAATTCTTAGTTATCTAGATTATTTTAATGGTGCTATAGATATAGAGAGAAGAGTGTTTTCTGGAGTAGTAGAAAGTGTAGAGCAAGTTATTGAAGATGGAATGTTTAAATTAAAAATTAAAGGTAGAAATAATATTTCTGATTTACTAGGTCCAGTAATAAATAAAGATTTTAAGTTTACAGATGATATCATTTATTCTACTGTTGGGCCGATAGAAAGAATGGCTCAACTAAGTCAAATTAACCATGATACTGCTGCTGGAATATATGAAGTGGGAACTACAGCGATTAAAATAAGTGGAATCTCTTATAATAGTGCCACTCAAGAAGGTTCCCCAGTTAATGCTACTGCTGGGGATATGCTTTATACCGCCACTGGTACTTTTTTAG